GCATAATTATGAATGCTATCAAGCCTATACCAAGAGGAAAAGAATTAAGATTTCAGTAAACACGGAAACGCTCCTCACTTGCATCAGGACGTATCGTGACGTTGTATATCTTACCGTCCCAACGCATTCTAGATACGTGCCTAGCGTGTAGTCAGGGTTATGATGCAGCCATAGAATGTAACACTTACTTAAAGTGTCGGCTCTTAGATGTAGAATGCGTGTCCCCGATTGGAGAGGGACAGGGATTGTTGCTTTCATGTTCTGTCCCTCTCTTTCTTATGTATGATTATAGCCTAAAAGTGCTACAATGTCAAGCGTTTTACCGCGCAAACTCCAATGCAGTCTGCAACGCCTGCTGCTTTACCTTAAAGCCATTGCCGAACATGTTACTGTTAAACAATGCAGCACGATCAGAGCGTGTGATGTCGTGATCAATCGCGTAAGTGATAGCATTGTATCCCTGCCACCATGTTCCTTCGCTCATGTGCGCGCCTTTCTGAGTGGAAAGCGCGGCAAGTGACTTATGGTACATACGCGGGAACGTGACTGTATCAATGCTTCGCCCTTTTTCATCCACGACATCACGTGGCGGGAAAAGCTTCTCAAGAAATTCAGTGAATGCAACAGAAGACATACGACGAGTAGTTAGAAACTCGGCTTGCTCCTTGAATTCACTAAGCTGTTTGTGCCCCAATCCGAGAGCAGTCTTAGCAATCTCTGGATCGAATGTGGCCTTATGATGTATACGGAAATCAGTTCCGCTTCCTCCAAGGGCAAGAGCCAGCGTGTTTGCACATACAACTCGCACTGGCGTGAACTTAATTCTACCAGCACTGCCCCCATGGGAATTCGAGAAGAGAAGGAAGCCTTGAACGTGATCGCCTCCGGAGAGAGTAAAGCCCTCGCGGATGTTAGCAAGGCCCCACACAGTTCTTCCATAGTCAAGGACACCTCCCGTTTCCATATCCATATCGCCAGCGTTGCAGAATTCTTGAAAGAAGTTGAATACTTCCTTGTTCTGCACGATCTTATACTGTTCACTAACGATGTTGAGCACGAACTGATTGTCGTCACGTGCTAGTGCGAATGCCTTAGGCACTTCGATATCAGGCACAAGAAGGGCAGGCTTGCTACGGAAGTACAACTTACGCTTCAGAGCAAGCCACTCAGCACCAGCACGCTTCTGGAACTCTTCAGTAGAAAGTTCTTCGTTACGTGCGATAGGCGTACCGACGCCGTGCCAAGGCGTATCACTGCGATTAGCAAAGCGGTATGCCATGTGTTCTACGTTTGCACTCATTGAATAGTTCCTTCTTTAGTTATAGGGATAGCCCTTTTAAGTGATTTGAAGTTACGTACCTGAATAATATCAGGTATCGCCACTTCAGTCTTCCTTGATCAAGTTGTAGATGACACGATTGTACGACTCCTGCATCTGACGCGAACGATCAGCTGCTTCATCAACACTATGCACGTACTCTTCAATCAATGTTTCAATAGTAGCACGCTTCCAATCTGCGTGCTGCACTGTATACTTAGGATTAAGAAAGATGATGCGATGTCGGAAATTGATGATCCCCATACCTGCTACGTCATTCGAAAGAATGACTTCATAGCGATTAAAGTTCATGTTCGCTCGCTCTAACGTCCTAATGCAATGACGTAGACGTATACCTTCCTCAGTTGTAGGTTCGTACTCCTTGTACATCTTCTTCGGTTCAATATCACGCAGATGTTCCTGTGCAACACAGAACAAAGCGTTAGGCATTTCATCTGGGTGAGTTTTAGATGCCTCAATTAGCGCTGTCATGTATTCAGCGCTGCCGTGGTCATGTGCATAGTACGTGATTGAATTTTCACGTGAGTTCTTTTTACATACAGCAGAAAAGAATGTAGACAACACTCCTTCATCTTCGCAGGTTGTGATGTTGTTGATGATGACACGTCCTACTAAGTAACTGTCTAGCGTACGATCTTCTGAAAGATGGCAACTACCAATCAGATTATACGTGAGTTCTGAAGGCATAAACGTACTTGTTACGTTAATGCCTCGATAGAAGACGCCAGTTGAACGGCCAGCGTACACTTCAAGCTGGTCATTCTTCCAGATAGGCGTGCGTGCCTTGTTCAAGAAGTACATGTTACGCACATTCCACTCAGCGTGGACTTCGCAGCAATCTACAGTGATGAGAGTGTACTCTTTTGGTACTTCGCTGTAGCCCACACCTGCACCAGTGAGGACAGGCTTACGCAGCATGTATTCACCTTCGATGACTTCTCCATCTTCGTCCATTGTGTTGCTGTATAGTTCACGCAGGACCATCCAAGGTTCCCATGTCTTGCCGTAGTCAGCAGTCATAGGGCAGCGGAGCGTTGTGAATGCGACACCTTCAGCTCCATAGACGTCACAGTAGATCATCTCAATAGGAGAACCACGGAGCATTTCTTCGCGTTTGTAAAAGTTGTAACGCTTGTCTTGCGTCTTGATAGTGAATTCGCCATTAAGACGTAGTGTCACAGCAATAGCGTATTTCAATCCTGTACCAAAAAAGCCGATTGGATTGTTGCTAACCTTAACGCTTGCTCCCATCGTGAAGATGAAAGCTTCATCAATGGTAGTGCGTGTGAAGAATGAGAGAATGGTCATGTTATTTAGCCTTTGTGTTGTGCCTCAGCTTTGAGACACTATCTATCACAACTGTTTGAATTGACGGATGCTAGGAGGCATACGGATGTCATTGATGCGCTGAGAGATCAACCAGATTTGACGCGTGCGCCAACGTTTAATGATTTCCCAATTGAATTCAGCATGAGGCAACGCTCCAAGACGCTTTGCTTCTGCTTCTAGTGCATCAATGCGATACACTGCTCCATACGGATTACTTAGATCAGGCACGGACTTATTCTTGTTGTTAGCTTTCATCTGGGAACCTATCTGCTGTACAGTACACGGTGTTGATGCGCTCTTGCTTGTAGATTTCAGCAAGCCGAGCGATGCAGTCTCTTAATGATGTAGGCTTGCCCCGTACATCACGTAATTCATACGTGGACCAGTACGTTACACGCCATATGCGTATGCGTGCTTTATCTTGCCCAAGCACGTTAGATGCCATGAACAGGATGCACGCAATTGCAATGATATATGGGAGGGCGCGGACTAACCGCGTTTTGTGCATTTGCTACCTCAGTAGCTAGAGAGTGCATCGCTAGTTAGCGTCGTGCGATGCTTACGACGTAGTTGCTTGTATTGTATTCTCCCTTTCTTGTTATAATTATAACTTATCCAGGCACACATGTCAAGCTTGGCAGCCATATTGGAGCATGTCCAAACGGTGCATTTACCTATTACGTGTGATGCGTAAAGTGCAATGTGGGCAGCGTTTTGTTGGGTTTGTGGAGTTAGTTGACACATCATGCAAAGCCACGCGCTACGCGTTGGGTTAGGTATTTGTGTTATTATTTTAGCGCTCACATAGAAAGGTGCACTGTTATTTGGTGTGGGCTTTGCGTCATATGTATGCAGTAGATCGTTCGTGCACATACAATTAAAATAGCGTAGGATTTTAGACAACAAAAAACCCGCTGCATTTCTGCAACGGGTTGATTTGTTTGTTAGCTTGCACCTATCCAGAAAACCAGAAAACTATCAAGCATAGAAGGGTAGCATACGTTGCAACCCCTACAAGGTTTCTTGTCATGATCTGCTTACGAAGCTTCTTCCACCAGAAGTGTTGCTTTCCGATTGATCATGGATCGGAAATGTTCGCAGAGGGCGTCGACGGCGGCGGTGAAATTCTTCCTTAGTTTGATCATTTCGGGATCGTCGCCGCTGATCACAACACCGGCGATGTCTTCGACCGTTTCCATCACAAGCAGTTGGCTTTCTGCCGTTGTGAAATGCTGTGCGATTGCAGCCGGATCGTTATTGATGATGCTCTGAACCGCTCTGATCGCGCCGAGTGGCTTACTTGCCGTAATTGTTGCGGCCTTGACGTGCGACGTTTGCTTCCGCTGACACCATCCGGCCATTGCCTCCGCGAGTTGTGCCCAAGAAATTTCACCTAATCCAACTTGCTGAGCACGCAAGCTGATAATGATGTCGATGTCCGAAGACCTCTTCGACGTGATGCTCTTCTGGTCATTCCATCCGCGCGCGATCCACAGGCGAAGCGCATAGTCCGAGCCGCCCTTGACATTGGCGATGACGCCGCCTTTCGCCGTTTCACGAATGATGAGAAACGGCCGGTAACCCAGCGCATGCAAATCGACAGCGAATTGCATGCGCTTGAATTGTCTGGTCACCAAATTCCGGTAGTCCTGCGTGTGGCGTTCCTTATCGCCGAGCGTCTCGACGAATGCATTTTCGCCGTTGATGTAATCATTGAAGCGGTTCCGTGACAGTTCTTTCAAATTTTTGTCCGTCGAATTATAGTCGCGGACCATCGTAGTCCATGAGGACAACGTGTCCGCATCGTCACTCGCGAGGACTGCATACGCGAGCGCGAGCGACGATTTTCCCTCGCCTCGCCCCCTCAAATCGATTTCGCTGATTCCGGCGCTGAGAAATTTGCTGAGTGCGGAGGACTTGGCATTATCGTGATTCTTAACGGTGGCCATGGTGTGTTCACTTTCTCATAGAAGTAGCGCCCGCATGGCGATTGCCAGCAAGTCGGCGCGACTGATCAAACGATGCATAGAACAAGTAGAAGTAGAACGTCTTTTCTATCTCATAATTATATTACAAACAACAGCTTAAGTCAAGTTATCCACAATTTTCATAAATTGACCTTACACAAAAATGCATGATGCAAACATCGTTCGTACACATGCAATTAAACTAACACAACACAACACAACATGAAACGTGAAGAGTGCGGCGTTATTTTAACAAACAGGGACTGCATGACTATTTCTACTGTACCGCACATCATTGGTAGCTGAATGCTGGCATCGATAAATAATGGCATCTGAATGCTGGCATCCCCCTGCACCCACATGCGCAACACCCCTACTCCCCCCGCCAAAACCAAAACACGGCAGATTGTAACGGCGTTGATGTAAAGAGCATGTCAGCCACGTACACATGTCCGTACAGGGGTAGACCAACACCGCACCCATACTCCCCCACGTAAAAACAATGCACAGGTTCGCGATTTCTGCTGTGTTGTAGTATTGCTGTGTTGTGTTGTAGTGCTGTGTTGTAGTGTTGCTATGCTGTAGAATAGAAAAGGCACGGATGCAGGTCCCGCCGCGCTTCGCACGTCGGGAGATTGTTATATAAAACATATAAGAGAAAAACTCGAAAAAGCGCATGTTCCTGGCAGCCACGCGAGGTGTCCTTCGGACCACGTACTTTCTTTCTTGCTTCTTGCTTTCTTTCTTGCTTTCTTTTCCGCTGCTTTCTTGGGTAGTAAATATCACATTTTCCTATATCGCGTCAAGCTTTTCGGAGCCTTTTCTTGAAAATAATTGACACATCGCACTGCTATATATAAGGTATAACTCTGCACACACATTCAACTAAACGCTCGAAGGAGCACAAACATGTCTCTCACTGCACCTACAATCACAGGCTACAGTGCGTTCTGGCAGTTGACAGGTGATCGCACTCCTTACAACTTCCTTGTTAGTCAGCCTCGTAACTCTGCCGCAAGTGTCATTGCTCGTGCTATGAAGAAGCAGGGCAACCGTGATGCAATTGCTGCAATCGCTGCGTTGATCGGTGCTACTGCTGGTGGCACTGCAACAGCTACACATAAGGTTGTGTCGAATCCACTTGGCCCAAGTAATACTGTTCCCGGTGTAATGGCGCTCACTGCTCTCGGGGGTAATCGCACAATTGATACAGCCACAGACATCAACCGTGTAACGACGGCAGCGGACGTGACAGAATTGAAGAAGTGGTTCAACAATGCACTGCTTGCATCTGGTATCACGTATCCTACGACAGTTGGATTGACTGCTACACAGAGTGGCGGACAGGTCAACAACGTAACACGCTTTTAATCATAGATAGGTGCACCTATGGATGAAGCTACACTCGCTAGATTGATGGGTACATACGGTGCCCCTGTCACTGCTAACAATGCAAACAAAGCACGCGAATTCTTCGCATCGAATCCTGACTATGCAGAACGTCGTGCGAATGGAATGCGTGGAAGCATTCAAGAAGACAACACGGACTTGCTTGGTCCGATGCTTGAGAAGATTGTGCAGGAAACAACAGGCCCTGCACCTGCACCTGCAGGTAACGTGGAAGTTGGACCTATTGAAAAAGCTCCAGTGCAACAGGCTGCACCGCGTCAAGCACCTGCTGCACCTGTTGCTGCACCAAATCGACAAGCTAACTACGGTATGCAGGACCCGCCCGGGGCAGTGAACTCGCTTGATCCGCAGGTGTCGAATGCATCTCCTGATCAAGGTAAAAGTTACTGGAGCGACATTCTAATGTCTTTACTTGGTCTTACAAGTGTCGCTGGCGTTGCTGCAATGAACCGCGCACCGAAAGCTGTTCCGCGTGCAGTTGGTGAAGGTGGCGTGTTGCTCGAGAATCCATATCCTAATGGACAAAAGCGTATTGGATATGAGCCTAAGCTTGGCTATGAGCCTAAGCTTGGCTATGAGCCTAAGCTTACTGATCAAAGTCCTCCGAAAATGCAGGGCGGTGCACCAGAACTTGATCAGAAAGGCCTAAACGTAGAACGCACTAAGATGCTGCAGCCTGAGATTGATGCAGAGAATCAAGCACTAGCACGTTCTGCAAATCTACAAGAGCAGATGCGCAAGCAGGTACTACTAAAGAAAGCTCAGGGTGCCCTTGGAAGACGTTGATACAGTAGCAGAAGTGCGGCTCACACTTCCTGACGGCTCGCTTGTCTTAAATGACGGACGAGTCGTCAAGCCACGTGAAGTTGAGCAACCTGCTGTAGCAATGTCACGTGAAATCAAGTCAGGTCGTGCAAGTGCTGTGATCTTAGAGAAGATGTCACGTAACTTGCATGACTTGCCTGATACACCTGACAAGATGAATGCAATGGGTGCAGTCGTCACGTACACTGCGTTAGGTTTGTCAGATCAAGACATCGCTGCAGCATTGAAAACTTCTGTTGAACGCATTGAAATGCTGAAAGAGCTAGATGCGTACAAGCAACTTGTAGACATGCTAGACAGCACAGTCATTGATAGTGGCAAACGTGCAGCTAACAAGATGCTATCTCGAGCAGCTACTCGTGCAACAGAGCGCATGATCGAAGCAGTTGAAAGTGCACGTGAAGACATTGCAGTTGTAGCATCACGTGACGTCATGAAAGCTGCGGGTGTTGGTGCTGCAACAGAAGCAGACAGAGCGGTTAGCGGTTTGAACATTCGCATCATCCGCAAGGGTGAACATTCAAGCGATGAAATCACAGTGGAGTTGAACAATGCCTGATCCAAACTTGAACTATACCGGTCTCGCTACTCCACTATCTGGTAACGTAGACCGCAGCATTCTATCTCTTACTGGCGCATCGCAAGCACTCTTTGCTGCTAATCCACGACGTAAGCGTATTATTATTAAGAATGGTGCGACAGCACTTGGATTGAATCTTACAGGCGGAACTGCTGTAATTGGTGGTGCGGGAACAATCACACTTCTTGCTTATGAAGGCATTGTATTTTCTGAAGATGACTGCCCAAAAAATGCAATGACTGTAATTGGACCGGCGCTCAATTACGTTTCTGCTTTTGAGGGATTTTAGTATGCCTATTTATTCTCTCGGAAGTGCTGGCGGAAGCGGAACTTTAACTGCTGCATCAATCATTGCTGCTCTTGGTTATACACCTGCTGCAGTTGGGGCACCTTCTTTTTACGATTTCACTACTGGAGTTGTCCCTGCGGGTGTAACATTTACACGTGCTTCAGCAGGCTGGCACTACAACAGTTCCGGCGTGCTTGTATCGGAGACGACAGACGTTGCACGCTTCCAGTATGAGCCGTCGACGCTCACTGCTCGCGGCCTGCTGATCGAAGACGCTAGCTCCGGGCTGTTTACCTACTCCGAACAGTTCGATAACGCTGCCTGGGTCAAGACGCGAACCACAATTGTAGCCAACGCCGTTGTCGCGCCCGACGGTACAACCACGGCGGACACACTGGTTGAGAACAGTGCCGCAACCACCACTCACACCATACACCAAACCCCGTCGTTCGTGGGCGGTACGACCTATGCGTTTTCGGTGTTCGGCAAGGCCGACACCAGAAGTTACATCCAGATAGTATTGTCCAGCTTTGCCTTTAGCTCGACCTTGCGGACATGGTTCGATGTCGGAAGTGGGACGATCGGAACAACGGGCGCGGGCTGCACGGCCTTCATCCACAACGTCGGCGGCGGCTGGTATCGCTGTGTTGTCATCTGCACGGCAACCGCCTCTGCAGCAGCCAGTGTCTTTATCGCCCTAGCCTCCGGCAATGGGGTAGCGAACTACACCGGCGATGGAACCAGCGGTCTGCATATCTGGGGTGCCAACATGCGGGCTGAAGATCGCGTTACTTCCTATGTGCAGGTTGGGGCCTCACCGGTCGTGCGTGCAGCCGACGTGGGCCTCATCACGAATGGTAATGCGCTGGCCGACCAGTGTTGGATCGTAAAGGGCCGCACACCGCGCAAAATTGCGAGCGGCGCGATCAACATTGCCTTTCAGGTCGACGATGGACTGGACAACAATCGCCGCGTGCTACGCTACGGCACGGATAGCCGACTGCATCTTATTGCAACGGTCGGCGGCGTCGATCAGTGCGATCTGGACATGGGCGCGGTTGCGGCCAACACGGACTTCGCCATTGCGGTACGCTGGGCCGACAACAACTTTGCAGCGTCGCTCAACGGCGCTGCCATCGTAACCGACGTATCCGGATCGAATCCGCTCGGCCTCACAACGGTGCGAGTTGGTCGAGATGCCGCAGGAAGTTATTGGAACAGCACGCTTCGCACGATTAAGACACAACCGACTGCGACGGACGGCGAACTTCCACTACTTGCAGCTTAGGAGAAACAGATATGTGGTCGCCTGTAATTTATTGTCAGCATGCTGATGAAACAGCCGCTCGTGCTGCTGCAACTGCGTTGGGTGTAATCTTTCCGTCTTCTGGACATGTTCCAACAGGAAACGAAAACTATGCATTATACGCTCCTATGCCTGCCCCTTGGATAACATCACCAGTCATTGACGACGAAGGCATTGAAATTACCCCGGGCGTTCAGGAACAAGGATATTGGTCAATGCTGCGATTGAATACAAATTGGATAGGTTATCAAGCAACATTAACAGCAATCGAAGCATCTGGTGTGCGGCGTCATATAGATAATCCATCAGTTGTATGGGCATAAAAAGTTATGCCTCTAATTAAAACATTCACGTTCGATGAAACGGAGAATCCATGGCAGCTTGGATTCTTTGAATGTAGAGACACAATTGCAGGATACACAGGTGGATTCGGTAACGGTAAGACTGCATCCCTTGGAATCATTGGAGCTACAATTGCACGCACGTATGAGAAAGCGCGCGTGCTTGTAGGCAGAGCTACACGTCCTAAGCTAGAAGATAGCACAAAGCCTGAGTTGTTGAAGTGGTTTCCAGAAGATTGGGTAGAACGTATGCCCACAGATCGGCACAACAATCTAGTTGTGGCCGGTACAGGGAGTACGATTGAATTCCGGCACATTCGACAAGAAGGTAAAGGTAAAGGCGAACAACAGTCAAATCTGTTGTCTGCTACATACGATGCTATTCTAGTTGATCAGTTAGATGATCCTGAGTTCTCGTATAAAGACTTTGAAGATTTGATTGGACGGTTGCGTGGCACTGCACGGTACATCGGTGACGATCCTACAATGCCAAAGATCGGACCACAATTCTTTCGTTTCGGGGCAAATCCTACGCGTAATTGGTTGCATCGGGAAGTCGTAGCACCATTCTTCTTGTACGAAAAGACAGGCATTATTTCTTCTAAGCTCTTGCGTGATTATGAGACAAACAAACCTATCGTTAAAATCTTCAATGCTCCGTCACGTGCGAATCAGAAGCATACAGGCGAACAGTACGTCAACCGTATGCGCTCTGTGTTTCGTGGGAGTAATGCAAAGCGATTCATTGATGCTGATTGGAGTGCATACGAAGGCTTGATCTTTCCTGAGTTTGATGAGTCTGTGCATGTTATAGAAGAAAGCATCATGCAGAAGTTCATCAAAGAGCAGCTTGCAAATGACGCACTCGGAATCATTGAAGGCTATGACTATGGGCAGGCCAGTGCTAGTGCGTATCTCTTTCAGTTTCACAATGACGCAGGCGACATCTTTCTAGTTGATGGTTTCTACGAAGCAATGATGAAGATTAACAAACAAGCACAACGCATCAAAGAAATTCGACGTGAATGGGGTGTGCTGCCGATTGACAGGCCGTACGCTGATCCTGACATCTTTCGTGCTAAGAACGCCACGAAAGACAAAGTAGCCGAACCTGTCTCGACTATGTTCTCAGAAGCTGGCATTGACTTTCAACGTGGTGCTAACAATGTTGCAACTGGTCTTGAGAAGTGCGGCTCATACCTTGCTATTGACAAGTTGCACCGCCATCCAATTACACGTAACTTCGGGGCGCCGCGTTTCTTCGTTAGCAGCAAGGTTGAATTCTTCACAAATGAAATCGTAGACTACTATTGGAACAAGAACGTACTAGGACAGAATGTAGACAAACCACAGGATCGCAATGACCATGCAATGAACGCATGGAAGTACAGCTTGACACGTCGTCCTAGTGTTGTAGGCAAACTACGTAGACGCAACAACATCCTTGACATACGTGCAATGCAGTGGTCCGAACAAGCTGATGACAAGCGCGGACAAACTCTTCCTAGACATCTGTGAGTGAATGAACATGGCAATGCCTCCTCGTCCTAGCGGTGTCGAAACTGCAATTGATACACAGAATGCAGACCTTGAAGATGCACAGACATTCATGCCGCCTATTGGTGTGCAGGGGCCTACGCAAGTGTACAAGCTTGATCCTGCTACCAAGGTTCCGGTATCTAAGTTTGAAGGCAATGTATGGGAAGGACGCAAGAAAGGTGGCCTCAAGCGTTTGACTTCTCTTATCAGTGGATGGGATGAAGCTGAATACTACTATGACAATGCACAGGACAACCATCGAAAAGAGACTGCAGGTGATCAGTCAGGTACACGCAACTACGGCAAGGATAGACGTGACGCATTCAGCATGACGCAGAATGTCGTGTACGCTACAGTGAATGCAGTTGTTCCGAATATCTACGCAAAGAATCCCAACGTAGAAGTTACAATGGTTGATCCGCAGCAAGAGCGTGTCGGTGTGATGATGGAACATCTGCTGAACAGGCTTGCTGATCAACAGTACACTCCTGGACTTAATCTAAAACCTAAAGTCCGCAAGAGCATCGTACGTTGTGAAATTACGAATGAAGCTTGGGTGATGATTGGATGGACTAAGAAAGAAGACAGTGCTGATGGTGCACGTGAAGACATTCGGCGTATCGGCACAGAGCTTACCGAAGCAAAGGACCAGAATGAAATCCTGCGTCTTGAAGGTGAGTTGCTTGCACTGGAAGAAAGCATTGACTTGCTTGATCCTGCAGGTCCTTGGGTCAAGACAGTACAAGCGAAGCAGGTTGTGATTGACGATGCATCTGTAGAAGATGACTTCTCTGATGCTAACTGGAAAATGGTAAACGTTCTTCTTCCTACGAACTACTTGAATGCACGCTATCGTCAGAAGAATAAAGATGGGCAGTACACTAGTGCTTACGAAGCATCGCATGTTGTAGATGCTACTACTTCAATGACAGATGCGAATGCTATGCAGCAGGAGTTGGACAACTTCAAACTGTTCGATAACAGCAAAGACAATCCTAAGGACTACGGCTATGATGACCGTCGTGCATATGAGCGTGGCAAGCGTACGTCATGCTGGTACTGTTTTGACAAAGTGAAGCGACGTTTCTATCTGTACTCTGAGAAGGATTGGACTTGGCCCATTTGGGTATTTGAAGACCCATACATGTTGCCGAACTTCTATCCGTTGCGTCGTCTGCAGTATCATAGCAGCCCTAAGAGCAATCGCACACGTGGAGAAGTCTCACACTATCTAGATCAACAGGATGAAATCAACACCATCTTGGATGAGTTGAACCGTGCACGTGTATCGCTACGTGACAATACACTGTTCAACAGCAACGTGCTTACAGTGAAAGACGTTGAAGACATTCTGTTGAACGCTAACAAGAAGATGAAAGGTATTAAGGTTCCAGAAGGACAGAAGCTTGAAGACTTGATCATGGGTCCGCCTATGCCATCACTACAGCACAAGCACTTGTGGGATACAAGCACTGCTATGCAAGGCGTCACCATGGTTAGTGGTGTCATGGAAGCGATGCAAGGTGAGCAGTTCAAGACAAACACAACGAACGATGCAATTGCTAGTTACAACAGCATCAGCGGTGTACGTCTTGATGAAAAGCGTGACGCAGTTGAAGATTTTATTGGCGGAATCATGGCAGATGTACTGTTCATGTGGCTGCAGTTTGGTGATCCTGAAACAACACTAGACCTTGTTGGTTCACAGTATGCAAACGAAGTGCAAGCTATTCAACAGTTGCGCGATCCTAAACAGATACGTCGCAAGGTGCAATGCACTATCGAAGGCGGCAGCACACAGAAGCCTACAAGTGCGGCGAAGAAGTCAGAAGCTCTTGCAGTTGGACAGATTCTTGGACAGTTCGCAAGTAGTTCTCCAACAATCGTGCTGCTCTTGTTAAAAATCTTTGAGCGTGCTTTCGATAGTGTTGTTGTAACTGAAACAGATTGGAAAGAATTGCGTCAAGGCATTATGATGCAGTTGCAGCAAGGCAATGGTGGAACATCACCGCAGGGACATGGTACAGAAGAACAAGGAGAAACAGATCAAGTTACAGAATCCGAACAAGGTCCAGACGAAGACAAAGCGTTGATTGCAGATTTGGTTAAGAAGGGCGTACCAGAAGAAATCGCTCGCCAGAAAGTATCACAGGCAAGGAAAGGTAACACACAATGAGTATCGAAAATGACGACAACACACAGCAGATTGACTCGCAGCAGCAGCAGAACGATACGTCCACAAATGACGGTGCAGGTGCTTGGCTAGATAAGCAGATTGAAGGTTTTGACAATGACACGTCCCTGGATAGACCCGGAAAGACCGTTACAGATCAGACGCAAATTGACAAAAGTGCTACAGAACAAATCAAAGAAGACAACAAGAAGCCTGCGGGTGAAGAAGGCAACGCACAGCAGCGTGGACGTATCCCTGATAAGACTCAGCAAATTCAGCCGAATGCACCGCAAACGCGTAAGTACGGAGAACACTTCCAAACGAACCAGCGTGGAGACATTGTAGATTCTAATGGTACAGTTGTTGCAAAGTCTGGCTATGAACGCTCGGTGTTTGCGAAGCTGTTTCCGCTGATTGAACGTAATGAACGTGAAGCCTCTACACTGCGTACACAAGTGGAAGCGTATACCAATGCGAACACACTTGCAAAGACTGCAGGATTGAACATTGATGAACATAGTGCCGCACTTAATCTCATGGTGCAGTGGAAGAAGTCACCGCTGGAAACACTAAAGACTATGTTGCAGATTGCACAACAGCGTGGTATTAACACTGATGAGATCGTGTCAGGTGGCGGTGGTTTTAATCAGGCTGCCATGTCTTCTGCTATGGAGCAGTTGCTAGATGCACGATTGTCTAAGTTTGATTTCTTGTTTAAGGATCGTGAAGCACAGCAGCAGCAGGAAGCAGTAACGGAACAAGTAGGACAGCGGTATCAGACTTTCATACAGCAGTTCCCGGATGCACAGGTACACGAAGATTCTATTGCTAACGTGATGAACGATAAAAACGTAAACGAACGCGAAGCATACTTCATCTTGCATGCCTTTGCAGCTCAGAACGGGCTCGACTGGAACCATTCACTCGTTCCGCAAGTGCAGGCATTACAGGCTAAGAACAGCCAGACACAACGTCCTTCCGGTGATGGAAACAACCGGCCTCTACCTAACATGGGTGGGCGAGGCGCAAACCGTGGCAGTGTTCCTGCGAATGAACGTGGGTACGCGAACGCAGACGATTCATGGGATTCGATTGTTGCAGAAACATTCGCTCAACATGGACGGCAGCAGTCACAGTAGTTTCTATTCACAGGAGTTAGTCAATGCTTAGTTCGTACGCTTCAGGTACAATGGATACAATCATCCACTCTATGCTTGATAAGAGCCGTAAGAAGCTCATCATGGCTGCGATCAAGTCGAATGTACTTGTCGCGTGGGCTTTTGCGAATAACCGTGTTGAAACTGAGACTGGTGCGAACATCACCAATCCGCTCATCGTTGGTCGCAACAGCAACATTTCTGCGACCCAGTATTACACTCCGCTTCCGATTGGCCAGACCAACGAATTCGATACAATTCGGTACGGTTGGTCGCGTGTTGTCGGTACTGTAATCATTTCGGATCAGGAAGAAGACGAAAATACTGGTGACACTGCTATCTTCAAACTGATGAAGGCGAAGATGCAGGTGCTTGAAGAGAGCATCACTGAGCGTTTCTCGACATACCTGTACGGCGTGGGTACTGGCCTTGAGCCGAATGGTCTTGGTAATCTGATTCCAGATGACCCGACGACTGGCTCGCTTGGTGGCATGTCGCGTTCGGCACAGACTCAGTGGCGTACGGGTGCGTACCAGTTCTCCGGTGGTCTGGACGCGAGCAATATCGAAGAAGCGTTTGACGACATTCTCATGGACCTTACGCTCAAGGGTGAAAAGCCGTCAATCATCATTGCTGGTCGTAACATCATGCGTATCTATCGACAGGCGGCGCGTGACCGTACGATGTTCGCTCTGCAGGAGACTAAGAACGGACAGCGCATGTATGATCTTGGCTTCTCTGGTGTGCAGCATAACAACATTCCGATTCTCTTTGATGAGGATTGCGGTGTGAATCGTGCGTACTTCATCAACGATAAGTACCTGCGTCTGCACATGCTCAAGGGTGTGAACATGCGTACAAAGAAGCTGAACTCGCCGTGGAATCTCGATGCGTCCGGTTCGCGTGTCACATGGCAGGGCCAGTTCTGCTTGTGGAAGGCGTATCGTACACATGCGGTTCTTCGTAACGGTACCGCTGGTTAAGGAGAACACACATGGGCGTTCGTATTGAGTACGACATTCGAGAACTTCCGCAGTCTTACGTAACGTCGTGCACAGAGCACGCATACGAACAGGATGGCGACAAGGTTGACAAGAAGGGCAATGCCGTTCGTGTCATGGTAGAGAAGAAGATTGAAAAGCGTGGCGGGTGGTTGCTCGTTGTACGCGGCAATCCCGGCCATAGCATTCGTCTTGAATCTCGTGAACAAGCGGAAGCTCTTGGCGTAACATTGGCACCGCGTCTCGTTAATACAGAGACGGGTGAAGTCTGCAACAGTCACGGTATTCCGTTGTCTGTTGCTAGTGTGGTAGGTGATCGCGATAATGCCGGTGGACAAGTTGAAACTGACATTGACGTAAACACCAGCGATGAGCAGCTTTTCATGGACCTACAGGACCCCGCTGAAAGTGCTGTCGCTTCTGCCATTACTAAATCGGAGTAAAGACTATGACTGTTGCACGTCCTTATGCTGAGTACTTCCCGTACGGTGTTAACTTGCGCGTTCCGAATTGTGGATTCGCTGCTGACATTGAACTTGGTCAGGCTTTCTATGTCGCTAATTTCGGTGCCCCGCTTGCACTGTCTGCGAGCGGTCTGATCGCTGCAGTGCAGATGGTTAACGGTTCCGCTGTTACTGTAAGCACATTCGTTGCTGATGTTGGTGACGCGACCAACATTGGTTACAATGGCATGGTGCCGTACACTTCCACAACTAGGCGTGATGGTTGGGGACGCAACGTTAGTATGATTGCGTCCACGACTAACACACGTGTTGCGTCTGTGGTAGGATATGATTACCTTGGACAGAGGATGCAGGAAAACATCACTCTTACAAGTGCTTCAACCGTGCAGGGTCTGAAAGCGTTTGCTTGGATTGTCAGTGTTTCGTTTGCTACCGCTGCGGACACTACGACAGTGAACGTTGGTTGGGGCAATAGGCTTGGACTGCCGTATGCTGCAAACTCGATGATCAACGAAACGAAGAATGGTTTCCTTGCTGCTAACGGGGGTACATTCGTCGCCGCACTTGCTGATGCGACTGCTGCTACTGCCACTAATGCTGACACAAAGGGCACGTATCTGCCTGTGACTGTCATCCCTGATGGCACGAATACGTTTGAAATAGCGATGATGCTTCGTCGCGGCAATCTCCATGGCAACGCTGCTTACGCTGTGTAGTCACTAGGAGTGGATTGACGGTGCGAGAGGTTGTGTGTTCCCTCTCGCACCGTTAGTTTACTCACAGGAGATATAAATGGCTTTGACGTTTCGTACTGTAGAAGATGCCATCCGTGAAGTAGCTAAAGGCATGAGCCTTACAAACGGAAATGGCATGACGCCGTATTCGAATGAAGGCATTGGTTCCTTGCTTGCTTCAACACATGTTCTCATTCGTGATGAGCATGAGTGGGGCGAACTTATCTCTACGTACACACGCACTCTTGATGGAGTGCTGGGTAGAATTACACAAACAATTGAAGGCGTGCCGGACTGGAAACGCATTCGTCGTATTTACCTCGACAGCTTCCAGACACCGCTGCCTGTTCTTTCGTCTTACACTGATCCTCTCACATCAACACTGCTGCTTGGGTATCTCCCATTGCCGGTGAGTGAAGACCTGCAACCTCCTACTGCTGGACGATATCTTGTACAATTCTATCCTGTAACAAACACAGGGCAAGTGCTGTTTCAGATTGAGCAGGACTTTGACTTTGGTAATCCTGATACAGTTGTGCCGATTGACTTCTGGCTTCATGTGTGGGGAGCTTGTATGCAATGGGCTGCAGATGATGGTGCTTCGCCGGCACAAGAAGCTAAATTCACAAAGCTGTTCAATAAGCGCATGATGCAAGTCAATGCTCGTGAGAACAGTCGTCCGTCATTCCAGCAACCTAATCAGTTGCAGCCGAATGACTGGTGGGAGCAGGACGCTCCGTATGCTTAATACAAAAGCAACAGTCCGTGATTTCAGCGGGGGCTTGAATGTAGCTGACAGTGAGCAGAACTTGTCTAGCAAGTATGCTCGCGAATTAACGAACCTTGTCGTAGACATTGACGGCTCAATCTGGCTGCGACAAGGCACAAAGCTGTTCGCGGACATTGCTGCTTTGAGTGACTATCCTATTAGCAACGTACGGTACTTTGTGCAGTATCTCATTGCAGTAAACACACGTGGTGAAGTGTTTGCTGTAGATGCACGTGGTACTGTAGCTAAGATTTGGGATGCAGTAATTGCTAATGCTTTACGTCCCGGCCTAGGTATTTGGGGCGCTGCAAAGTCAGTCGCATTTGAAGAAGCTAAAGGTGAGCTAATCATCGCGAATGGCATGGACAAGCCACTGAGCATGACATCTGCATTGCGTGTTGATTACCTTGCTGATCTAGGTACAGGCAGCAACATCAATGTGCCAGTTGGCTTGATTATGAAATGGTTTGCGAATCATTTGTTCATTGCTGATGGCTACACATTGCATGTAAGTGAACGTAATGCTGCAGGAACTTACGACGGTGATCCTAGCACACAGTTCACGAACACATTCGACATGCGTTCATACGTGTCTACAGGTGATACAGAAATTATTGCTTTACACCCATTCAAAAACTTCCTGCTTGTATGCTTTCGTGAAGTCGTTGTACCTATTCAGATTGTTGAAGATGCGACAGCTACACCAAAGCTTGCTTTGAATGTTTCACAAGATAGCATCATCAACAACTACGGTTCATTCTCGTATCGTACAGCTGAAGACTTAGGAAGTAACATCTACAACTGCGACATTGTAGGTGTATCCGAATTCTCGTTGAGCACATTCACGAAGATTCTTTCACCTGATCGTCCGTCACGTTTCATTGATCCATTGTTGCAGCCTGCTATCAATAAGCTCTCTGTGGATTCATTGTTGCGTGATACTTTTAGCGTATATGATCGCAGACTTGCAGCATATATGCTGTTCATGCCTAATGCGGAAGCAAAGTATCAGACAGAAAGTCTTTGTTTCAACTATCGCTATCTAGATAAGCTCAAGATCAGTGCTTGGTCTGTATACCGTGGATGGAATTGGCACGCTGCAACACGGAGCAGTGAAGGCAATGTTTTCTATGCACGAAATAACTGCACAAAGATATTCGTGCAAGGTGATCGACTTACCAATCCATTGTGGGCAGACTTCATTGGAGAACAAGAGACATTCGATGACAGCACATACTTCACAGACGGCACAGGTTTTGGCCCCGTTGCAAATGTGAATGATAGCGGATTGCCAATTGAATGGGCTTGGGAGCTTCCAGAAGCAGACTTCAAATCTGCTGCACAAAGCAAGACGTTACGATACATTGCACTTAATACAGAAGGTACAGAAGCGATCACATGTAAAGTCTTTGTTGATGGGCAGTATTATGCACAGAACCTTGTTGGTGAAGCATTCAGTGATGACACATTGTTCACAGATGGTTTTGGTTTCTATTCATATTCGCAGCTTCCTATCACACCTGCATTGACATTGGAATTCATTGCGCGTGATGCTGGAGGATATGGATTGCAGCAGTATGGTAACAGTCCGTACGGCGGCGGTAACAACACAGGCATTCGTACATTGACATACGCTCCTACAAAGTTCAACACAATGAAGTTGCGCTTCTCTGGGCGAGCTAACGGACCTTTGAGATTCGTGAGCATTACGCCGTTGTACATGGAAGGCACAATTCGGAGGCTTTTGTAATGGCTAGTGAAGTTGATCCTAACGTATTCCCGGATAATCAGATGGTAGCTAAGTCTGATTTGCGTACCCAGATGCAGATCATTGCTAATGAAATCACGGCATTGCAGATGCAGGTTTCGCCCATTCGTAACATGGCGTTTAATGACGCTGTGTTTGATACACTATAGGAGATTGAAATGACTGATTTGATTGGCGTTCTTGGAGAAGCTACAGCAACCGTTACAGGCACAAATACGATCTATACGTGTCCTGCTGGTAAGCGTGCAAAGTGCCGTATCATGGCACGATTCCAAGGTGATACAAATTCGCAGGTAGCGTTGCTTGTGAATGGTATTGAGATTGCACGCAACACTGCAATGACGGCGACGCATTTCAATTACACCATTCGTAGTAGCGGAATGTTTGCTTATGCAAGCGGTGCAGCTGCTGCTCCTACAGGTCTAGGGACTGCGTTGTCTGTTGCACCTGCGGATGCGATCTTCTATCTCAATCCCGGTGACACTATTCAATATACTGTGATCACACTTGCACTACAGGCGGCAAACTTTCAGGTTGTCGGTGTTGAACTAGACGGCGTGTAAGGAGTAAGAACGTGACTGATACTCCCAATCTAAAGCTAGAACGCCTGCCAGCGAATACAAAAGCATGGGCAGAGCGCGTCAATGATAACTTTACTTTAATTGATGCAGCTATTGGAGCGTACTTCACACTTCAAAATATGCAAGGTATTTGGGAGAACAGTCACACATACACAGTAGGAGAAACAGTAGTTGATGGAGCTACTGCTTCTGTATGGAGATGCCAAGAAACACATCTATCTCCTACAATTCCTACAACATTTCTTGAATATCGTACAGCTAATCCTACGTTTTGGTCTGTGTACTCTTCACCTGCTGGTGCGAGAGGTGCTTGGATACCAGTGACAAATTATGCAATCAATGATTTTGTAGTTTCTGGTTCACAGTATGCAGTAGCTCTTTCTACTCACACATCAGGCACAAATTTTGCTGTTGATGTTCTAGGAGGCCGATGGAGTATACTTGTTGATCTTTCTGCTGTTGGAGCACAAGTGCTTCCTGTACCGGGAGGTGCAGCAGATGCATCAAAGATTGTTTCTGTTAATAGCGGAGGCACAGGATACACAATTTCTCCTGCAGTAAATGTCTTAACTTTTCTTGGTGCTTCTTCACTTGGGACGCAGCTTTTACAGACTGCCTCCCAAGTTGCAGCACGTACAACAATTGGAGCACAAATAGCTGGAAGTTATCAACCGCTTGCAACATTCTTGTCAGCTATTTCAGGTTTGGCTGTTACGAATAATACAATGCCATACACTAATGGTTCAGGCATTGCAGCACTGGCGTCTTTGACAACTTTTGCAAGAAGTTTGCTTGATGATGCGACGGCTGCTGCATCTAGGACAACACTTGGTCTAGGTACTGCAGCAATTGTAGATACAGGAATAAGTTCAGGCAATGTACCCGTACTAGATGGGAGTGGTGATCTTGCTGTAGGAGTAATTCCTCTAATTGCTCTTACAACTATGGTAAGTGATGTTCTTCCTAGAGCGAATGGTGGATTCACTCCCACTACTGTAGAAAATATATTGGCTGCTGATGTTGCTCTAGGAACGCTTGCTACATACTTCACAGGTCCTACTGTTGCTCAAGGTACGAGTGGTACATGGTTCGTTACAGGTCATGTAAATATCGGAAATGCTTCCGGTGGTGACATTGTTAATGTAAAATTGTGGGACGGAATAACTGTTATTGCTTCTTGTCGAATGCATCTTGTTTCTGTTAGCGGTACATACTACGCAGTTGCTACTTTGTCAGGCGTAATCACTTCTCCTGCAGGAAACTTGCGCATCAGTGTAAGTCCTGTCGCCCGCACAGAAGGCATCATTAAATACAATGCAAGCGGCAATTCTTGCGATAGTAGAATCACTGCTATGCGTATCGGATAATAGCCATGTTCGATAAAGAATTCCTAGATGCTGTAATGAAAAGTGCTGGCATCGGTGCAGCTATTGGTTGGGCCATTCAGTTCGTTGTGTGGAGAGAGGAACGCACAGAACGCAAAGAAGCACATCAGTTCATTCTTGGTATGCTTGATAAGACAGTCTCAGAGAAAGTAAATGGCACAAATGCAATCAACGCCCTCACAACTACAGTCAATGCGGTGGTGGCATTGGTTAGAGGAGGGAAAAAAGATGAGTAGTTCATTCGCTACAGCCCTTGCAGTGTTGGCACTGACGAAGCCAGAAAGTCCTATAGCTCCATTTATCCGCACTGCTCAACGTGCCGAACAGGAACATGATGAAGCATTGAAAAAGCTTGAACGTGCAACTGCTACTCTTACTCGTGTTGTAGAGGAAGTGAACAGCAAATGACATTACAAATTAAAGTGATCATTTGGATTGTTGTAACAGTTGCCGCTTCTGGTATTGTTGGTGGTATCTACTACAAGATTTACAATGATGGTCGGAAAGCAGTGTACATTGAACAAGAGAAAAAGCTGAACATCATTAAGGACAAAGCACATGACGCTCAGACTGATGCTCTTACCTCTCCTTCTTTTAGGGACGAACTGCGCCGCTATTCCCGCCCCAACGACTAAAGTTGTGCCATGCAGTTCTTTGCTTGTGACACATCCTACAGGTGCAGAGATTGATGTGTTGACTGAAATGACAGCACGAACGATCCTAGCAAACAATGCAGTGATCACTGTAATTTGTAAGTAGAAAGAACTGAACACATGCGTATCAATCGTAAGAAATTCTTTGATAAAATCCGTGCTTCGTTGTTTGGCCGCACGTTCTCACAAGGTCAGCTTAACGGTATAGATACTATTCTCGATGAATGGGAAGAACGCAGACTCACTGACTTGCGTTGGCTTGCGTACATGTTTGCAACTGTGAAGTGGGAAACTGCTCACACAATGCAGCCGATTGCAGAGTACGGTAAAGGTGCCGGACATTCCTATGGCGTACCTGATCCTATCACAGGACAGACGTACTATGGCCGGGGCTTCGTCCAGTTGACATGGAAACAGAACTATGAGAAGATGACCAAGCTTCTCGGCATAGACCTTGTGAACTATCCTGACAAAGCGATGGACATGGAAATTGCTACGCAGGTGTTGTTTGAAGGTATGATGCGTGCGGAGAGCGGTATCGGTGATTTCACTGGTGCATCGTTGGACATGTACTTCAATGATACGAATGAAGATTGGTTGAACGCTCGACGCATTATCAACGGCACAGACAAAGCATATGAGATTGGCGTAATTGGAAAGACCTTTTTCGATGCGCTGAACGTTGCAACAGAAGTGACAACGTGACCTACAAGATTCGCGAACCTTACAAGCATTTCTCTGATTTGCAGCGCATGGTAGTAATCGTGCGTGCTGTGCTTGAAGAAAGTCCTACGTATAAGCACATGCAGTTTGATGAGAAAAAGACGATGAACTTTCTTTACGATGCAATGCATGGACGTCCAGGTTTCTTCATTCGTGTAATCGTAGATGAGAATGACGTAATCGTTGGAGGCATCATTTGTCTATGTGAAGAGTTGATCACAAGCACAGACAAGGTTGCGTACGATTTGACGATTATGATGGACAAAGAACATCGCGGACATTGCATCACGCATCTTGTTGAAATCATTCGTTTGTATAAAGTGTGGGCGGTTGCTCAAGGGGCAAAAGTTGTGAAGATGGGTGTATCGTCCGGACTAAACATCGACAAGGCATCACACTTCTTAGAGAAGTTGGGATTTGCTAGAATCGGTGCAATGCATGGTTTTATAGTGGAGGCTTAAATGAGCGGTGGCGGTGGCGGTGGGGGTCTTCCTCCACAGGATAATTCTGTGCAAGTTGAAATGATGCGTCAACAAGCAGCACGTGAAGCTCAAGCGCGTGTTGATTCACAGAAAGCGCAGGACAAACTTGACTTCCAAGGCAAGCTATCTACTGCCGTAAGTGGTGCAAAGGATACAGGAACGAACTACCTGAATCAGCGTGGTCTTGCGAATGACAAGTACGGAAGTGTGATCGACAGCATCATTGGCAATACGAAGTTGAAGGTGCCGGAACTCGACAGCAATCCGGGTAGTTACTTCACAGATGATACGTTCGCTAGTGGTCTGGATAACTATCAGACAATGCAGCGAAACAACAACACATCAAAAGTGAACACGGCATTTGCTCCTGGCTTTGATAAGTCATTGCTTAGTGACAATGCAGATGATGACATCTTGAATAACATTCTTGGAACGCAACGTGCAGGTGCAGAGCAGCAGTTGGACTTCAATCGCAAGCGGGGCATCTTGAATGACAGTGGTTACAACACAGCATTCGGTGATCTAGGTAGGCAGAACAGTGCAGGCATGGCGACACTTACAGGCATTGGAGACAGCGTGCTTGGTAAGGGACGACAGACTTTGAATGATATTCGTGGTGAAGCAGGTACAGCAGGTAGCAGCTATGCACTAGGAATGCCTGACTTTGACGTGAATCCGTACTCGCAACGTGCGACAGAGAAAGCTAATACACTCAAAAGCGGACTGGATGGCAACATTCGCAGCGCGTTGGGCAGCACGAATCTATTCGATGTTGCAGGAGCTATTGCTAAGGGCGGAACAGCGCAGGGACCAATCAATTTGACGACTGTTGATACAGCGCAGGGTGTTCCGTTCGCACAGAAGAAGTCACAGAGAGGCCGTGGACTGAATTCTTCAGGAGCGTTCTAACATGCACGCACTTGTAGCTCCTATGACAGATCATGCCATTGCACAGGTGCGAGAACTTGAAAAGAAGATGCTTGCATTGCCTCAGTTGGACATTCCTACTGAGCATGTGCTGCATGGTGGTATGTATACACGGACAATCTTTGTGCCTGCCGGATCACTAGTGACAGGTGTTGTTGTGAAAGTGCCTACAACGTTGATCGTGTCTGGTGATGTTTGGATATTTATTGCTGGTAAAGCTGTAATGTTGCAAGGATACAATGTGTTCGCTGCAAGTGCTCACAGAAAACAAGCAGTGTACGCAATTACTGATGCATGTATCACAATGTCATTGGTTACAAATGCTAAGTCAATTGAAGATGCAGAAGAAGTATTCACAGATGAAGTTTCATGCCTTGGTTCACGCCGTGATAGCGTTGCTAATCGCGTGCTAATTACAGGAGAATAGCATGTCTGGTTGGGCAGCAGGTATTGGTGCAGCGGGTTCTGTTATTGGCGGCGGATTGAATCTTCTTGGGCAAAGTCAGCAATCAGCGAACAGTGCTGGTAGTTTGCAGCTTGCAATGCAGAACTACATGCTGCAGAAGCGTATGGCTGATCAGCAGTATGAACTTGCCACTGCAGGACAGACGGACGCACGCGGAAACAAGACACGATACGTACCGGGCCAAGGTTGGGTTGTTGATCTAACGCCTGAATCACAGTCACAGATCAAGCAATCAGATGCAATCACACGCAATCGTGGTGTAGATGACCTCACACGCGGACAGGACGAACGTAGCCGTAATTACAATCGTCGCATGTCTGAGAATGACGCTGCTTCACCGTTGCTTGCTGCTATGGCGAATGGTTACGGCGCACCTACACGTGAAGGTGTTGCGGGCGCAAACAAGATCGCAGGTGTTACATCAGCAGCAGAGAATGCTGACAATGTGAAAAGTGGATTCAACAGTGCAGCATTGCGTACAGACATGGGCGGGGTTCCATTGCAGGCTACATTAGCGTCGGCTGATCGTGGAGCAACTGCAGGCATTCGTACAGCACTAGCGCAGGGTGATGCGAATGCTGGGCCACTGTACGATGAAATGCTTGGTAAGTTTAATGAGAGTAAGCTTAATCCGTACAACATGTTGGCAACACGTGCAAGCAATGCGGAAGGTAGTAGTTTCCAGCCTGAAAACATTAGTGCAGGATTGGACAACGGCCTCACGCAGCGTAGTAGTGTGGGCGCGAATGTTGGCGGACGCGGTGCTGCAGGCATAAATGCTGCGATGACTCCGTTGCTTGGTGCAATGATGTCTCAACGTAGTCCAAACTATGATACGTTTGCTGCAGGATTGACGGACAACCTGAAGAACTTCTTTAAGAAGCCTAGCGAAACAATTCTGAATAAATCAACTGCGGCTGGCAGCGGATCGGTGTTCTAACATGGCAACGAATAATATCAAAAGTCCGAATCCTCAAGCGTACAGCAGTGATCCTCTGCAGCAGATTTATGCAAAAGGTACGCTTGACCGTGACATGTCCGGTCTATCTTACATGTTCAAGAATGCTGCAGATACACGACAAGATCAGCAGATTGCATCTTATGAGCAAGGTTTGAGCGAAGCTAACCAGATGAGTGCTGCTTTGACGCAACAGCAGATGGCACAAGAGAATGCAATGGCAATCATCAAAGCTAGTACAGGCTTGATGGAAAAAGGTTACGCTCCTAGCGGCATGAAAGCTTCTGGTGCAATCTTCAATGATCCAAATGCGAATGATCAGTTCTCACAGGCGACACTTGCGAAGTTGCTTGCAGAAGCGGCTGCAGCTAATACAAAGGGCGCAAGTGAAGGACAAGATAAGTGGCAATATGATCTAGATATTAGCCCTGCTGGCATTGCTACAGGACGTTGGACAGGTAAAGGAAATAATCCTTCACGTCTGGAAGCTATGATGAATGAACGTGCTCTAGCAAGTACAAAAGCACGTGGTCTTACACCTAGTAGTGCAGGACCTTTAGCTCTGCCTGATAGGAATGCACCGAATACATTGCCGGCACGTTACAGGTAAACAATATGGTTGACCGTCTTGCAGATGCTATCAATCGTGCACAGTTTGCAGGTGAAGCAGCGCCAAAAGTAGACGCATCTACAAATCCTTTGGGCGTGAATCCGATGAACAAGGTGTTGTATGAGGACACACAAGGCATCATGCCTCGTTGGCAACGTGTGTTTGCGACGACACTGCCTGAGATCGGCGCAAACATAGTATCTGCTCCGACTGCTTTGTATGGTCTAGCTGATGCAGGCATAAACTACGGAAGCAACAAGCTAGGCTTCGGTGACACGCATTTGTGGGGAGCAGAAGGAGCGAATGAGATCACGCGAAGCATCACCGAACCTGTACGTGCTTTTTCTAACAAAATAGCAGGCGAAGAACTATCTGACAACTTGTTGAGCGGTGATCCGTTGCAAGTTGCTGCATCGTGGACACGCTTGTTGCTTGGTGCTGGCATCTCTGCCCCTGCTAAGGTAGCAAGTAAACTTGGTGCAATGAATAGTCGCATTCGTGCAGCCAACGCGACAGTCGGTGCAATTACTGGTGGTGCAGGTAAGGTATTGGAAGTCCTTACGCCTATCACAATCTCTACGAAGCCTAGCAAGCTTGTCGCTGGAACAAACATGGCTGTGGCTGGTGCATTAGGTGCAGGACTTGAGCATCTAATGGACCCACAGACAACAACAGTTGCTCAAGCTAAGTCTATGATTGATGAGAAAGTGAAAGGTATGGGTGACGTTGCTGCAGAGGGTATCTCTGAAGTGCAACGTGATCCGCGCATGGTGCAAGCTAGACTTACAGGTGATCCTGCGTACGATGCTGCAGGTGTCGCTTTTATAGCTGCTGCTGCAGGATTGTACTGGAAGCGTAAAGCTGTATACGATGCTACGATTGGTTTGCGTAATGGCATGGAAAAGCATCTTACAGGATATGATCCAGCAGACCCTACAAACAAAACGTTGCTAGGTTTCGGTACGAAGTTTGATCAACAGAATTTCTCAGGAATGGCAGGACCACAAGAATCTTTGCGTGCCGCTCTTGTGAATAGTGGACTTGATAAAGCAACAGCGGAAAAGCGTGCGGCAGCATTTGGTGAATTCACTTCTGCACGTACTGGCGCTTCTGTGAACACGCGAATGCAGTCTATCTATCAAGAAGGCCGTCTGCCTGATAGTTCAGTAAAGTTCACAGCTGTTGATGATATGTACGAACGTCGTGCAAAACTAAATACAGAAGATCAGAAAGCTATCGACTACGCATTGCACTCTCAGCGTGAAATGGATACACGTCGCATCAGCGGTGTCTGGCACAACCTTGGAGATATTTCAACACGGGAATTAGAGAACCATGTGAAACGTGTTACAAGTAATCCAGAATTGAACCATACATTTCGAGATTTCTTAAATACAACGAACGCATTTGCTGATTACACAGCAGAAGGTAAGCGTTTCAGTGTTAAAGAAGTAAAAGCTTTTAAGGCAGCGAATCCAAACTTTGTTCCAGAACGACTGGATGAAGGAAGCAGCTACCTCAATCCACGTGGTATTGCCGAGAAGCCTGCACTTGGAAGCACTAGTGGTCCAGTGTTGCAGGATAAGCTTGGCCGTAAGACATTTGAAGAACTAGGTAGCCCATTCAAGCACCTTCCTGCATACATGGATGAAGTTGTGCGCACAACAGAAGGCAAGAAGATTCAACGTGGCTATTTGACGAACATGCAGCGTTTGAAAGATAGAGGCGACACGTACGCAACGAAAGTGATCGGCGAAACGATTGACCGTCCAGGTCCTAATACGAACAAGAAAGACTACGTGCATTGGCGCAATCAGTACGGTGAAAGCAAGTGGACACGTGTGAATGATGCAGTTGTTCGTAATGCTTTGCAAGGTGCTACGAATCCTACAGCATTGCAGCTTGCTAGTGGTTTTGCTTCAAAGGCGGCACGCTTCTATGAAGGTGGAAGCGTTGGCGCGGCTGCCGCAGCCACAGGCAGCACGCTCTTTGCTCCTACGTCGGTATTGTACAACATCACGCTTGCTCCTGTCATACGTGAAAAGGGCGTAGCGATGGGATACTTGGATCGTTACATTCAAGACGCGTCGGCTAAGATGTTAGGCAAAGACAAGAGCTTTGGATGGCGCAGTGATCCGACATTTGCCGTTGATGCAGGATACCGCATGGCTACCAATGTCGCAGCAGTAATGACGCAGCGTGTAGCTAAATCATTGCATAACAGCGTGTTGACCAATGGCCACATGGCTCAAATGTTTGGTCCTGTAGGAACAAAGAAAGCTGCAGATACACTTCGTAACATGTATCAGCGCAGTGCTGTGTATGACCTACAACAGCGAGGCGTGCTTGGTCCTGCGTCTGCCATGTCTGTCGATCCTGCACATTCTTTTAGACAAGCCGAGAAAGCATTAACAAATGCAGGCTTGATGGGAAAAGTTCACGGAACAGCTTCATTCGTGAATGACATCCTGTACGCTATTAGTTCTGCTCCTGCTATGTCAGTGCGTGCTATGAATAAAGGCCGCCTGCCTGAGAATGAGTTATCTGCTGCGATGCGTAACATGACAGGTGATCCTGCACGTTCAGGCGCATTTAAGAAAGCGAATGGCGGAACAGGACCAAATCTTATGGGGCACGGCGTAGCTGCAACACCGTGGGGCAACATCTTTGTTCAGACAGCGGGACAGTTCGCTAAAGCTATTCGAAAGGACCCTAAAGGTGTAGCTTCAGGTATTTTCAATGTTGCTGTTGGTCCTGCAATTGGAGCTACGATTTGGGCTGCTTCACTAGATGACTACGTTGATCCTGATACAGGAGAAAAGCACAGCTACAGCGATTACCAATTCAATGTACGTTCACCTGACAAGCTTGCGAGCAGCGTCTACATTCCTATTCCCGGTAGGCCTCCTGAAATGGGTGTAGAGATTCCACTTGATCCACTTATGCGACCGTTTAAGTATGCAGGTGAATTGATTGCAGGTTCAATGATTGGTGCATTAGACGGATCGCATCAGAAGCCTGAGAATGCTGACATACTGAAAGGATTGAAGGACATGGTAGGACACAGGCAAGGCAAGGTGTGGGGTGCGATCGGAGAACAGTCGATCCTGCCTCCTGTCTCGCCTATTATAAAAGCTCCTGCTGCATTGTTCGGTGTAGATGTTCGCAGCTATATGGACGCACGTGCGATTGATGACAAGACACGAGGCGGTTTCTCTCCCGGTGAAGGACGCAATCCACAAGCATCGTTCATGGATCAGTACATGCCTGCACAGACGGAAGCACTTGTTCGTAGCATTGGCTCTGGTGCAGCAGGAATGATTTATACGTCGCTTGTGGATGCAAGTACACGTGTGCGAGCAAATCCAGACGCCAAGTTAGGCGCACTTAGTGATTCTGCGGTGAACCATATCCAAGATCGCGGTATGCGTTTGAAAGACAATTTGCGTGCGTTCGGTAGTGGTCCGCTGTTTGATTCGTTTCTTGCTATTTCGCCGTCCACAGAAGCAGCAGGATCGCTAGTTGCAGAAAAGATAAAAGGAATGCAGCAATTGGCGCAAGCATTGCAGCAGTCTACACTTCCAGGCGGGGTTCCTTCGGACCTTCTTGGTAACAAGAAAATCGGATTTCGAGAGCCGACTGTTTCGGGTGGAATTGCTCCACCTCCGGACTTGCCGACTCAGCAGTTGGCTGAAATGGTAACTGGTCTTTATAAACAGTTCGCAGACAGTAGCCTAGCGATGAACAAGGTGTTGTATGAGGACACACAAGGCATACGGAATTCGACATCGCTGTCTCCTAACATGAAACGTGCGAAGATGAATGAGAATGCTTTTCAGATCATCCAAAACAACAGAAGCCTTCTGCAAGATATTGAAAGGCATGAGGCTCTGTTGTCTGGAATGTTCAAACGTCCCATTAAGTTTGACAAGTTGCAGCTTGGTAAGACGATGGAGCAACAGCCACAGTAACTAATCAATCCCTAGCTTCCTAGCTACATCTTCTAAGAACAATTCGTTCTTCAAGTATTCGGTCGCGACGTACATCGTTCGCGGCCGACTGCGTATATTTTTGATTTCATGCTTCGTGACTAAGTCTAGTTCGTGCATGATCGAAAGAAGTGAGCGGAGTTCATTACCGCTACGACCAGAAACACTGCTGCTTCTATAAATATCAGTGTGACTGATGCCGCCATTACCACTAGAAAGAATGAGATTGCGCACCTTCTTAGCCAGTTTAAGGTCGGTGTGTTGAGCCTTCGTACCTGTGAAGAGTTCTGTTCCAAAGCGTTTAATTTCCGTTACAAACGCAATCGCGCGACGTATGTGATCGTCGCTGATAGACCAAGCTCTTTCATTAACACACATAAGTCCTGCAAATCTAAGGATGTGCCCATCTTCTCGCGACTCGAAACTTTCTCGGTAAACATCTTTATGGACGGGGCGATTTGCATACCATTTGGTAAATGTTTGTTTTGCCGAAGAATTAATTCCAATTTGAAAGTAGGAACAGCTTTCATTTTGTATCTCCTGCAATTGTTTCACAAGTCTGTCAGCAGCATCAGGTTTCGCTTCTTCTCCCCATGCTACAAGTCTTTTGCGATTGCGCCCGTTGATGAAATAGCATCTAGACGTGAAGCCGCCTGCCACAATTTCAGGGCGCACCGAAGTTGCCAACCAAGAAGGGGTGCTACCAGCCAAGAATGAACAGTAGACATTCTTGAAGTTAAGGCCTCCAGTCGCGAGCGACCCACCACCACTCCGCTCGTCAGGACAATCATAAAGGTCAGTAAGGAGAGCAGGAATACCAGCAATTTGTGTGCCGCGTCCAAGCATAGCTGCAAGCTCAGAAGCAACCAGTACAATTTGTGAAGAACCATGCTCTCTCGTAGTGCGGGATAGTTCATTGAGTAGCATTCCCATTGTTACTTTGCTTTCGATCAGCAAAGTTGATGATTGTGTGGTGGACATGAAGTGTCGCAGTATGCTTACCGCCGCTCGAATTGAAGAAGATTTTCTTAATATCCCTGATTCTGAGACAAGTGTGATGTACATGTTGAGATGTACAGGGGCAGATGGGCGAGCGACAATTACGTTGCGCCCCATCGCTGAAGACAATACCCACAATGCACATATGTAATCGTAGATCAATGGCGTTTCTGTTTCCGCCATTGCCTCCATGTAGTTGTGAACGAATGTTCCCGGCGGGAAATAAGGAAGTGGGCTACTCATAGACCTTTCCACTTCTTAGTGATTGTTGACCAGCGATGCACGCCGTTGTCGTCTGGTACACTAATCTTCACATCGGCAGGAATAACAAGCTCCTGACCTCGGACGATAAGCGGCTTTGTGGCGTGCCTGTGCATGATACGTGCCACTGTGTCCATATCTTCAAGTCTGCACACAGCAATGAGAGCATCGTGGATGTTGAGAGTGATTGCGGCTTCAAGACCATTATTGGACTTAGGCCATTCCTTGTCTTCATGCGATAGATAAATAACCTCGCAAACTTTATCCCCAATTGAGGATTGAGGCTCGAACGCAACGATTGGATCGAGAATGGTGTCGTCGATTCTGGACAGTAATATCCAACGCCTACCATAGGCATTGTATAAGACTTTGTCGCGCGCAACACGTTCACGTAATTCACGCCATGCAACGCCAATCTCGGGAAATGTTGCGTGATATAGTCTGTGTGCCCGAGTAGCTTCCGCTAGTGATGTTTGAAACTTAACAGCAGCAGTTTCAGGCATGAGTCGATAGTTGAAACCGTGTACACTACGTTTGCCTTGATAGCGTAGCGTTGGTTTGTGGTCTTCTGTCCAGTCTTCTTTAGGTACATCTGCATAAGGGACATTAAAGATGCTTGATGCATTAAGTCGATGTATATCATAATTCTCAGGATCTTGACGCGCACGCTCGAAGTTTTCTAGGAGCCCTTTGATGCCCCAAGCGAGAGCGACATAACGTGCTTCAGCTTGGGACAAGTCGAAATACACAAAGCCATATCCCGCAGGAGCAATAAACATCTCTCGCGCTCGTTCAGGCTGGTTCTGTAGATTTGTCCCGCTTCCCCACATGACAGATGAAGATGACAAACGACCCGGGGCAGAAGTAGTTCCCCATTGTTTCCATTCACAACGCATCCGATTATCGTAGTCGAGCGTTGTTTGGACATACGTACTGTAGTATTTGTGTTCTTCTTTGTAAATATCTAAGGCTTTAAGCATTTCACGCGAAATCTGAGATGTGTTCGGATGCGAGCGAATGCGATTGCGGTTGTCTATATCAGTCTTTTTACCGTGACCGACTAGCTTGAGTGTATCGAAAAAGAACTTCTTCATCTGCATAGAAGAACGTGGATTGATAATTAGAGTTGGATCACTTGCAGCAAGTTGTGCTTTGTCTATGAAGTTCTTCTCTAGGACAACAAGCTGTTGTGACAAGTCTTTTTCAAGCGTTGTACGTAAAGCAGTATCAACAAGAATGCCGTTGCTTGTCATCTCTACAAGGTGAGGTTGCAACCGCATGACATGAGACATAAAGAAGTCGTAGAGCTTTTGTTGAATTAGCTCCTTCTTGCTTTCTGTGTACACTTTGTGTGTGATGCAACAGTCTTTGACATTGTAACGCCAGAACTTGTTGATGTCGCCTACATCTTTCCATCCATCTTTGTCATCTTTATAATACGGGTGTTCCGTGTAGTACGTGGTGAGGAATGCAAGAGAGTGAGGCATGTTGGGATAGAGCGTATGATGTGCCAGCAACGTGTCATAGTGTACTGTTGTTTTGAAACGATCTTTGAAACGCAACCAATATGAGTCGAAGTTGCCATTCTGTGCTACGAACGTGAGAGATGGGTCAGCAAATAACTCTGCCATTTCTTGACGCACGATCACTTCATCGTGCATGTCTAGCTTTGAGGTGCTTTCAAACGTGCGAAAATTGATGCACATGCCTTCATGTGCTTGGTTAGCAAAGCCAATGCACGCTGTTTCGTTAGCAATTGTTTCAATGTCGAATGAGACAGGCTTCTTGTCTGCACGAAGCATTCGCATGTAGTCGATGGCCTGACGTTTTGTTGGATTGATGATTTCGTTGATGGGGTGAGGCTTGTACGTGCCATTGAGAAGACGCTTGAATCGTTGCATATCAATAGTGAAGTGCACTTCTACAGTAGGGTCACGCATCATGTACGAAGGATTGTAACTGATGAGCACCTTACCATTGCGTGCAAAGCCCATACCACAAGAGAAGTCTAGAACAGAACCACGCCACTTATTGACGCCTTTATGTCCTGTCACTGCTTCCAGTGCTGCATTCCCTAGGAGCAAGATATATTCGACGTTGGAGAGTTGCGATAACTCCCGCATCAAGACGGATTGCCACTTCGCCATGTCCTCTTTTGACGCTAGTTGCCTTTCCCTTGTTCCGTCCACGACCTTTACTGTTACTGCGTCCTTGACTACGTTTGTGATGTAACATTGTTCCCTCTTCACTCCAATAGAGCCAAGCTTCTCCCACAACAAGCGACCGCTTTGTCCAATGAGCGGTTGCTTTAGCATGATTTCCGTTTCGCCGGGATACTCTGCTATGATAGCGATCTTTGAGGAAGGTGATCCTGTCCCTAGAACTTTGTATTCAAGTCCTAGAGACAGGATATGCTGCGATGTGTTCGTTTGCAGAGGTGTCATTACCAATCCTCAAGTGTCATCACTTGGTGAAAGAGTGTCCAGATGTAAGAGTGCCTAGCACGTAGAATGCGAGCAATTTCTTTACGTTCTTTGCTGTTTTTTGGCATGTTACGTGCAAGCTCTGTAGTGTAATATGAGAATGTGAATACGCGATCTTCACCGTCTGGTTTAGGCTTGCATGGATCGAGTTTGTATTTATATTGCAGCAGAGAAGCTAAGTCACTCTGTGATGGCTTAGCAATGCAACATTCAATTACTGGGCGGATGGAATATCGCGCAACCATTCAGGCTCCTTTAGGAATTCTTTCTCTATTCCCTTGTATGAATTCATTATAACACGTAAGCTAGCAATTGTCAACCAATGTGACGTATGTGTGTTGTAGACGTCTACTGTTTTACATATCCCATCTTCGAGATAGCTACGAGAGTCACCAACAAAGTTGTGTCCGCTGCGATGAATTCGAACAATGAGACAGTTTGCCTTCCCTGCATTTCCCACAACACGATGTACTTCACTATGGAAGCCACAATCAGAAACAAGTACAAGCTTGTTCGGAGCACGTTTCACCTCATTCCATAAAAGATTGCCGAACACGTTATCGCCATATAAAGGCTTGAAGAATTTCTCAGACAACTCAATTAAAAACTGTCTGAGTGTGATGTCGTGCTTGTAACCAAACGGTATGATGAACGTGTCTTTGTTCGCTTCAAGCCATGACATGTCACAGTCAAGCAATCCACACGCCATACGCTTGATTGGCGCAGCGAACTTCAAGTGTGAGAACTTGAGGTACTGCGTCAACCCGCGTACGATCGTGTCCTTGCCGCAGCCGGGAGGGCCATTGAAAAGGACAAGTCTTGTCATGTTAGAATCGCACCTTCAAAGTTGAAACTGCCCTCTGTAAGCTACGCTGATCGGTCACTACTGTAGTCTTGTAACGTGCCCGTGTGATTGCAGTGTAGAAGTTGCTGCGGTCATGTAGAATGCTGCTAGACTTGTCCATGATATACGCGATTTGCGAGTATTCACTTCCTTGGCTAGCATGTGTCGTAACAGCGTATGCAAGGTTGATAGTGGTGCGTGGATCGTAATTCTTAGTTGATCCATCACTTGCGATGTACTCAACGTGTGGAGGAATAGCAACTTCTCTGTCACCGAAATCAATGAATACTTGGTCGTGCTCGAACTTCTTAACGATGCCTGTTTCACCGTTGTAGATTTCTAAGTGGTAGTCATTCTTAGTCCAGAGAATCTTATCACCGGGAATGAGTACGAGAGACTTCACCTTGTCATAACGTGTGCGAGGCATGACATGTGCTTCATGCATCTTCTCACCTTGCAGCATTTCTTGAATATTCAAGTTCAATGCGCGTGTACCTGTCCATCCCATATGCGTCGGTGTAATGATCTGCCAGTCTAGTGTATGGAATTTCGCCCCTTCCGCCATGATCATGTCCATAACAGTTTCAACTGGGTTCTTGCCAATCACCATTTGGAAGTCATCAGCCTGTTGCGGAACCCAACCTTTAAGAATGCGTGCTGCGTTCGTTACGATTCCGCTGCCTTCGCCTTGCCGGTAAATCTTTTCAAGCTTAACGCTAGGGAAGTTTTTCAAGTGTCGCGTGAATGCGCTAGGTCCAGCAGGAGGTCCGTTGAATCCAGTGTTTTCGATTGGAGGAAGCTGGTTAATGTCACCAAAGCAACGCACAAGTCCACCAGCAGGGATAGCATCAAGCAACGTGCGGTCAAGTTCATTATTGATCATGCTGTATTCATCAACAAGCACGACACTGTACTCAAGGCGATTCTCGGGACCACGCCGCGGTACAGAAACGCCTGTTACTTTGCCAGTCTTAGGGTCAGGATCGCCCGGATGTGTGTATTCGAGTAGCCTGTGCAGCGTAACAGCGGGAAGTCCGGTAGCTTCTGAGATACGCTTGGCTGCTTTGCCTGTAGGTGCAGCAATTGCTACCTTGTGACCTGCATTTACGAATGCATTATAGATTTGCAGCATGATAGTCGTCTTGCCGGTACCTGCAGGTCCGGTGACGCAAACGATGCGGTCGTTAGTGCCACATCCAAGAGTGATTGCTTGTGTTTGCAATTCGTCCTGAATGAACGGCTGTGTGTTCTCCGTCATTTTTAATTCCTATGTTCATATGGTAGTGCTGGTCGTATGTGTCACGACCCATGATTAGATCGACGGACACTGTACCGTCGCAGTGTTGTGTTGTGATCTGAAATACGTCTTCGTCAACTTCGATTACTGTGGTGGTCATTGTCTTTTCCTTTGCTGCGTTTTTCGAGTGCTTTTGCCATGTTATAACTAGCTGCTCGCATGAACTCTGCCTCTGAGATTTGTAAATGTTCAGCCCAAGTTTGGATAAGCGTGCGTGTTTGAAGGTTAGTGCGAATGACTACGCGGCTTGCGGTGCTATGTGATCCAGCGTGTACGCCTCTGTTTAGTTCGTGTGCCATAGGTATAATGACAGGCACGCTATCTAGTTCCATGTTGTCTCCTTGTTGTTGGTGCCGTGGGAGAGGATTGAACTCCCGACCTGATGCTTACAAAGCAACTGCACTACCGCTGTGCTACCACGGCCCAGACATAAAACGGGCAGAGAATGCTACCACTCTCTGCCCGTCCGTATACGTGTTAGTACAGGTTAGACAGCCGGAGCATCCGTAACCTGGGCCGCTCGCTTCTTGGACGGAATCACGACCTTCTTATACTTGAGCGTCGGATCGGCCATCACCTTGTCAATGAAATCCAGACCAATCGTAGTCACGACCTCAACGTCACCCTGAAACTCACCCTTGTAGATGAGGAATAGAACCTTGTCCTTGGCAACACGGTTGCCGACCTTGCGCTTGGGCTTGCCGGAGACCGGCAGTGTGGGGGAAGCCATAATGAACTCTCCTAGTGTGTTGATTGAAACTTTGCCTGCGGACCAGATCAGCCGATCCGCAGGCACACTCTTACGCTACGTTGTATATATAGTCAAGCCTACGCGAGTGCGACGGACTTGATTTCTCCGCGCTTCTCGCCCTGATATTCGGAGGTGCCAACTACCAGTGTGGCAGTCTTACCAATGAAGTCGTTCAGATCAAGACGCTTGCCAGCCGAGACACGCATGTTCTCACAGAATTTGCGAAGCTGGTAGCGCGAGCGCGTATCGTCGGTGAGCGGAACGAAGCGGTAGAACAGGTCCACCGCATCCTTCTGGACAGCCGCGAAGTCAGGCGGAAACTGATCAGGCGCAATCGTGAACTTGATTTCGCCGTAAGCAGCACCGTTCTTGTTCGTCTTAGCAAGCGCGCCTGTGCAAGTGCCGATATAAGAGCGAGCAGGCAGCGGCGGCGGGGCTTCCGCGTTAGCAATGTCCTGTGAGAACTCAAAGATCGAACCAAGCTCGGGAGCGTTGTTTTCGTCAGCCATTTGTCTTCTCTCTTCTGTTGTGTGTGTGTATCTAGCTAGATCACGTAGGTAGTTTTAGCTTCTCATAGTTGCCGTCTTGCCACTCCTTAAATAGAACGGCAAGGTCAACTTTGGAAGCATTGACCTTGTTAGACGCAATGAAGTCATAGCCACTCGTAGTGTCGAACATGCGTGTCTTCATAGGTTTAGCAAGGCCAATCTGGCGTACGGTAACACGACGTTCTAGACCGTTGTCAGTCATACGCCAAACTTCAGAGATTTGTTGAGGTACTGTAACTTGCAGATCGCCGCCAAGAAGGATGGAGATTGCTTGGATTACACCGGATTCGTTGGTTTGTGGTTGTCCTTCGTGACCAATGAAAATAACGTGTTTATTGTGTTTTCCTGTTGCAATAAGTACTCCATTAACAAGGCCAATTGTAAAACGATTTCGAAAACCGTAGCCTGCAGGGCCGGGATTTTCAAACGTAGCTCCTGGCGCGCGGCCAATAGAGAACTGTACTGCATTACTCACAAATCGTGAGACACTATCTATCACCACTGTTTGAATTGATGGATCGTTCTTAAGAATACTATCAAGATCGAATGGGTTCATCGTCTTGCACTGTTCCATGTATCCAAGTGTTTCAGCACTGTAATCTAGTACAAGAGTGTCTTCACTGTACGCTAGAGCTGACGTGCCATCTGGATCGAAGTTAATCCATAGACGTTTACCCGGTGCGGTATTTGCAAAGTGTGTCTTACCGCAACCGGGCAGTCCCCAGAGAAACATGGATACACGTTTGATTGTGCCCTTAGACTTGTTGACAATGATGTTAGGGGGCATGGTGCTTATTGAGTGCTGTAGTGATCATGTCTGCATCTTCTTGCGTACAGCACCATGCAAGGATGTTATTATCTTCTCTCTCATGCATGTTAATCACCATCCACGGCCAGTCCGCCATGTCCATAACGTTTTCATCATCTTCAAGGTCTAGCGAATTAAAGTTATCTAATTCAATTTGTCCCCAGTCCTTGCCATTGTCTTGCTTTGCTTTGACAACTTCAAACTTAGCCATGTGTTATTCCTCTACAGCTTTCTTTTTCAAGTGATCCAGCGGCGACCATTCATCATGTCGCATACTTGTTAGCGCGTCAGTTTGTTCTTCTCGGGTAAGACTGCAAAACGGGATAAATTGGCAGGCAGAGAAGTAGCGGTTGCAAGAATGCGAATAACGGGGCGCTTCAGTTGGGCGATCCATGTACCCTTCGTATGTTTCGATACCGCCGAAAAACCATTCGGCCCATCGTAAGCGATCAGATTCGGTGCGTGTCTCAGGGTGGAAGACAATGCCGTTGAAAGCATCACGTGGAAGTGGAATCTGTACTCCCATGACTTGAGCATTGGAGACTTCTTCTCTAAGGAGGCAAGTTCCTGCAATGGTGTAGCCTGTGATTTGATGTGAGATTGCAAAGCTTGTTCTCCATGCAGAAGAGAGTGAAGCAGCGGTCTTGTTTTCACCTACCATAGCGGAACCGCCGTAATCGTGAATGCCGTCAATGCGTCCGCAGTAATAGGCTGTTGCCAGTGCGTGCCATTCTGTTAATTGAGCTTTGTTAACCGTAGCAATGCGTTCAACCTTGAGAACAAACGGTATCTCTACGCCAATGAGATTGCCACGAACCAATACAGGTAGATCAGCAGCGAGGTAACGATCAGCGTAGGAAATACATGCGGTTTCCATATTCGATAGAGTGCGCTTGCGGTCTGACGGATCATCGTAGTACCCTGACGTGTGAAGTGCATCGAGTGCGAACAGTTGACAGTTGTTTACTCTGTCGCTGTCTTGTGGGATGGACAGCATAGATTCCCATCGGTCTTTGCCGAAGAGTTTGATTGCGTGTGCGTTGACAAGTGCGTGTTCGGACGTACCATTTGAATAACGTTCAAGTAAGGTCCATAACCGTACTGCGGCAAAGAAGTCGTGACATGCGGACCCACATTCAATGGCAAGTGACCGTCCACCAGTAGAGAGGGGTAGATCAGAAAGGTGTTTGCCATAGCGTAGTACTCCCCAGGTTGGGCATGTGTAAGCGGCTGTTATTTTAGTAAAGTCATAGAAGACTTGGCCTTGTTCCAATAGCTTGAATGCATCTGCCATTGGAACAAGTGAAATGCGGTACTCGATGTTGTTTTGTATGTCTGTGAGTGTAAGCATTTAATTCTTCTTGTTCAACAAGCCAGCAGTGTGATCACTGTCGTCATCCTGTGCGTCAACTGCATTGACCATGCCGCCCATGTCTGCTTTCTGCATCATTTCTTTGACGCCAAGCTTGTCGAGATAGCCATCACGGATTGCAAGCTTCTTCATCATGTCCGTGCTTAGATCAATGAGCTTGTTGAATTCAGACGCGAACAGCATCATTTGATCGTGCTGTATTCGCAAGCGTTCCATCATTCCACAGATCAAGCTGATCATTCGCGGGTCTGTGTGCATGGACTTCATCAACTGTTCTGCGTCGCGCACTTTCATCAACGCCATCTAGTATCTCCGTGTTTGCTATGAGAACTTCTCCGCCTGACAGTTCAAAGAACATGAGGCGTGCTTTGTTTAGTTCATCTTCAATTGAAGTTGTATCTTCCTGCAATGAGTGAAGCAAGCGGTCCAGCTTCTTCATCACGCGGTCGAGGTTCTTGTGTTTGGTTGCTGCTATTGTGAGTGTGTTGGAAAGCTTTGCCCGAGTGATCTTCTCTACTACCGCATTTCGTCGCGCCTGAAGCTGCGTTACCCATGTCTGAAAGTCATTAAGTGAAACTTGCAGCACGTGCATACGATGCGTAGGAGAATCTTTACTGTGCGTTTCCATCTAGTCTACCGATGTTATGTTCTTGTTCTTGCTAGCTAGTGCTAATTCGATGAGCTTCTTTAGTTCTAGTTCTGCGGCTGCTTCGGTATAGCATTCACCCTTATGTGTGACAGGATAAATGAGCTTGAGTGTATATTGCCACACTTTAAGAGCAGGGCGGTACTCAAGCAGTCCATGTAGACCTTTCCACCGCACCCATTTACGGCGCGGCGGAACGTGAATGATGTTGTTCTTTTGCGTCATGTTACTCCGACACAGTGGAGGGGGTGAAGTATAGTGCGTCAGCACTAATAGTGGACATCTCTTTGATTGCATCCTCTGCATCAGCGAGTGCCATCTTCTGCTTCACCATAAGAAAGCTTAGGACTTTCTGTCGATCAAGACGGGATGCGCCTGATTGTGTGCGTACATTGATTGCTACGTTGCCAAAATTCCATGAGTTGTTTGTGCCTACTGGAACCTTTGTGACTTCTGGCATGATAGCGAGCAGGGCTTTCTTTGCCTTCTCATAGCGTGACTCACTGATCTTCTTGATGATGCCGGACTGCAGCATTTCACGTACAGCAGCGTGCTTGTCCATGTATGCTTCTGTTTCAGTGTTATCAAGGCGAGGCATTGCAGCAATGTCAGGATCAGGGATACGCAATCCGTTAAGCGTACCGAGCTTCATCACTGCATCGCCGAGACGTGCTGAATATGGGAGTGCGACCTTCGCCATAGGTTGTGTGTCCTTGTGTATTCGTGTCTATATGTAGTGACTAGCTACTGGCGATGGTGCGAGCAGCTTCTAGCATAGTACGCTTAGTTGCGTCAATAGCCTTTAGTGCATCTTCTGACTTCATCTTTGCGCTATCTCTAGCTTCGATTGCGCGATCTGCCTTAATATACGCAGCACGCAAAGCAGTACTGCATTTCTTAGCGTAGGCTTCAGCAGCCATCACTTTATGCTGCAGCGCGCCCAAGTCGATTGATTTATCCATTTCCGCTTTCCTCTAGTTCACGGTCAAGTTTATCCATTTCATCTTTCAATGCTTTGTGCCGCGCACCTCTCAATAAGTCCGTCACTGCTTGGCGTGACACATTGATTTCATGCTTAAAGCTAACACGGTCTGCAATCTGCTTCTGTGTTAGCTCTGGGAACTGCTTATGTAGATTGATTATATCACGTAATGCAGCCATTGTCAAGCCTGAACGACCACGTAACACCATGTCTAGCATGTTTTGCTCATGTGTGCCGGGCATTAGATGTAAGGGATTGCAACAGAGAGGATTGTCAACGTGTACACCATTCATATCTGTGCACATGTGACGCATGACTTCACGTGAGTTGTCTATGTCCCATTCTGGATTCATGATCTTATAGACTACGCGATATGCGAGGACACGTTTGCCTGCAAGAGAGAAGTACGGAAGATTTTTACCATTTACTCCGCTTGTCCACAACCAGCAGAGTAGCGGCGGCTCAGGATTCATGTTCAAGTGTTTGAACACATCCGTTGGTGAGTTTCTGCGTCCAGCCATTTACTTACCACACTTTGAGCGCCACTCAGCAATTGCAAGAGGTAACACACGTTCGCACCATTCTTGCGTCCGCCGTTCTGCACACTTCTGTACTGTAGGTCTACGCTCACACACGACGTAGCTATCAGTGCCGGGAACAACAAAGCGTGG